CTGGGGGTCTCCTCTACTTCGTGTGGTGTAACATCCATGCGAGTTAGGACACGACTTGAGTCGCTTTCCGATCAGCCGACAACGCCTCATCTCGGATTATAATCCGGGGAATGAATTTCGTTATCGGTATGCTGGTGACGGCTTCGCTACTGAATACGGTACCGGTGTGAACTGGCAGTCCCTGACGCACCACCGCATCTTTAACGATGTCGTTGGTACGCCAAAGACCCAAAAGGTCAAGCCATGTTCACATCTTACCGTTGAGTATCGCGGAGACCCCTACCAGCCGTTTGCGGCGGACCACGGTTTCGTGTTCCATCCGCTAAACGGTATCACGCCATATTTGGCGCTTGATACGATCGTTAGTGACCCATTTCTACCGGTCATCTCACACACACAGCGTGTCCAGTTCTGTGGTCGTGCCTTTACGGCATTCTCAGAACGGTTCCCTACCAAAATCAGCGGTGCTGAATTTGTGCAGGGAGCCCTCGAAATTATGGCATTACTGCCTAAGCTCGAGAAGGATATCACGCGAACAATCGCTTCAGGGTATCTCAATAAGAAATTTGGTTGGGACAACCTTCTTTCTGATTTGAATGCCCTATCCACTACCATCGACTCCATCAAGCGAAGAATGGAGTTCCTGAAAAGGACCTATGGTAGGCCCACTAAACTTAACTTCCGAGAACACCAGACCACCTCCGATGAGGAGCTTGGTCAGACGTGGTATTGGGAGCCAGTTCGTGGTTTAGGAACGCGATTGACTCTATCTAGTCTGAATATATGGTGGAACGCGGGTAGCACGTTGGTGCAACGCCTCCATCATATTGACGACTTTATAGGGTGGTTGAGAGCTATCGTTATTTCCCTTGGCCTTAACAACCCACTACTTTCAATTTGGCAGACTACGCGTCTGTCATTCGTAGTAGATTGGTTTGCTAATGTCTCGGGACACCTTGCACGGCTTGCAGCTGTCCAACCCGCTGATGAGTGGAATGTCTATGACATGTCTCACAGCGTGTTGGTCGACTACTCGTTTAGTGTGCATCAGGTGAACAAGAATCTGATCGACTCCTCCGACCAGGAGCAGTTCCTCGGATACTTGTTTGTAAAACGATATGATCGGTATGTTGGTCTTCCGGTGGACCTGACTGTCTTCACCCCGTCCACCTGTACCCCAGATCAGCTGGAGCTGCTTGCGGCTATGGCGGCGTCCAAGTAGACGCTGTCCTCTAGCTACTAACGTGAGATGCATTTCGCATCCACTAGCTATAGATAAGGACAAGAATCACCATGCTTACTCAGAACTTGACTCTCGACGACTCGAGTGGCGACGCGATCACGTACAACCTTCAGAGTTATCTGACGGATGGCGCGCGACGCATCGACTCATCGACAACCCTTGACACTCCTCGTTTGCTGACGATTCAGCACTCATCGAGTGGTAAAGGGTCCGATGTTGTCGACCGGCATCGTGTCTTGGTAGAGATTACCAAGACCAATGCTGGTGGAGTGAAACGGAAGGGTAGCGTAAACATTGCGTTTACTGTTCCGCAGGACTCCATCATCTCGAACACAGATATCGCCGACTGCCTTTCGGCAGCTGTCGATCTTCTGTGTGACGGTGGATTCGGGGATTCCGGTATGACCGGAACTACGAATTTCACCGCCATCATGCGTGGCGAAAGCTAGCATGCTGGCCTGGGAGTCCGAGAAGCCTCGGTGACTGTGGAAGGGTTTCCCCAAATGGGTGCCTCTAACAGCCATGGCGAGACATATCTCGACTTAGCCTTGTCGGTCCTCGATCAAGACCCGCTTGGAATCACCTCACGAAAAGACCTCGATCGTGACCGTCGCACTCTGTGCGACCGGTACGCGAACGAGGGTCTATCTTTCCTAACCAAAACTCTTCCCGCTTTGGGAAAAGCTTTGGATTTGGGATTGGTAGAGCTTCGCCTCCAAGTGCCACGTGAGTTTAAAACAGCTCACAAGTGTACTGGTATACCCGCATTCCTGCAGGCGTACTTTCGGCGAATCTTTGATGTGGATGGTTGCCTCCTGGAAGACGCTGACCCAGATGCTGTAAAGCATCTTCGTCAGTTTCTCTTCATGCTCTACAAGCTCGAGTTGCCATACTCGGAAGCATCGGAGCAGCGAGTAATCGCTAACTTCGTTGCCACGGAACGGGAACTCGAACTTGGTCGCGATATTGAAACCAGCAGCCTCACGGCTGCTGCTTCCTATATCGTGAGGGATGTTCTCCGTGGATTTGACCCCATGGAGATTACTCCTAAGCACGGTCCAGGAGCCGTTGCGACCGGTGAACGCCTTGAGGAGAAATGGACTTTCGCCCGTCTCTACCAAGGTATTCATCGTGTCTACCCCTACTACGAGTATTATCTCGCTGGTTGGGGGAAAGAACTGATGGATCGATTGGGTTGGTACAAGTCTTTGCAACGCCTTGAAACGGGTGTTGCTAAGGTTGTACTTGTCCCAAAAGATTCTAGAGGCCCTAGACTGATAAGCTGTGAACCATTGGAATACCAATGGATCCAGCAAGGTCTTGGACGAAAGTTGGTTGATCATCTGGAGTCCTCACGGATTACCAAGGGTCAAATTAACTTTCGTGACCAAGAGATTAATCGTCGCTTAGCTCTTACCTCTTCTGAGGACGGGAGTTATGCCACGCTTGATCTCAAGGAGGCCTCTGATCGTGTGTCTGTGGATCTCGTTAAGCTCCTTTTCGCTAACAACGAAGACGTGCTTCGATGTCTACTAGCCACACGGACGACGGCCACGCGTCTCCCTAATGGGGAGATTTTGACCCTTGGCAAGTTTGCTCCGATGGGATCAGCTTTGTGCTTTCCCGTCGAAGCTTTTTGCTTCTGGAGTCTTAGCGTGGCTGCCATCATGCGCCGCTTGCGGCTGCAGCGCCAGGAAGTCGGGAATCGGGTCTTCGTCTATGGGGACGATATTATCGTTCCCACCGATTGGGCCCCGATTGTGATTGAAGCACTTGAACTTGTTCGCCTCAAGGTGAATAAGTCTAAGTGCTGCATCACGGGTTCTTTTCGCGAATCTTGTGGTATGGATGCCTTTAAGGGCGTCCAAGTTACTCCGATTCGTCTAAAGAAACCCTGGATCGAGTCGCGTTCCGGTAGCACGTATGCTGCGTGGCTCGCGTTCGCTCAATCCATGAGCGATCGTGGGTATGCAGGGTGCGCTGCCCTAGCATGGAAGAAGGTTGAGAAACTATACGGTTTTATCCCGTATGGCATTTCTACCTCTCCCTACCCATGTAAGGTAGTTCCCACTCAGAGAATGGCTATCGCCCTGAATAGGGGCAGTGTCAAACTCCGATGGAATGCTAACTACCAGCGGTTCGAGGTTCTAGTTAATCGGTTAAAGTCCCGAAAACTAGATACCACCTTGGATGGCTGGGCTCGTGCCCTCCGAAACCTAGTAGGTGCCGGTGGTCACGATGATCCGACGCGCGTCGTTCTTCCCTCCTCGACGTTAATCAAGAGAGGGTGGAGTCCTG